ACTTTTTTTCAGGAGTTACATCAATAATATTTGATGCATCTTTTATTTTTCCTTCGAGCTCTTCAAGTCTTTTTTCTAACTGCTCTCGATTCATTCCCTCTAAGGTGTTATGAGTAATTTCTTTTTTATCAACAAACATCCCTGCCATTTGACCAGCTCTATACTCTGCATTAATAGCTCCTGTGTATTGACCTTTAATCTCTGCTCCGTTTCTTAGTCTTTCAAAAATCTTAAAACGCCTTAATTTATCTTTATCGTATTTTTCTTGCTCTTTGGACATTCTTTTTTCAAAGTACCTGCACACATGAGGATTTAAGTCAGGGTTCAATAATCTACTAGCCTGTTCATATGGTTTACCTCTTTCTGATGTATATCCAGCTTTTGCAGCTGCATCAGCTTTTGATATGTTTCCCCAGTTCTCGATAAGTCAACAAATTATAAATTATATAGTCATCCCAACTTTCCTTAACAAATAATTTACAATTATTAGACTTACTATGATTAACAAAACCTCCAAGAGGTGTTCTGACATAACCAAAAATCATCGGTACTTTAATATGTGTAGATCCTAAATCAAATCCTTTTGTTATATTTGTTTTTGCAAAAATGCCATGACCATCAATATTACTTTTATCAATTTTTAAATTTTCAGGTAGTGGATTATAGTAAAATCTATTCATTTTTAAGTTTGTCATAGTACAAATAAATTATCATTTCTTTTCCCAAAATTCTATAATATATTTACTTACAAATAAAAAAAAATAAAAAAAAATGCATATCTCACCTCAAAAATTTTAATTTTTCCTATTTTTTAGGAATTTTTCCTAAAATTTTCCTAAAACTTTTTGTCTTTTTTCCCTGTTTTCTGGTATTTTTCCTAGTTTTCCCAAAATATAGTCCTATTTTACCTTTTTACTTTTTTATTTTTTTTTGTAAGGAAGAGTATTATAGAAAACTGGCAAAAATCATGTATGATTAATTTATGGATTTATACTGGCTCGAGTTCCTTGCAGCGTGTACCGCTATCATTAGCATCTATGTTTATGGAAATGGATCATATTTAGCACCAATCGTGGGTCTTGGTTCTCAGGTTATTTGGATATGGTGGTGTATTGAGATGGAATTGACAACGATGTTTTTACTCTGCCTGGCGATGGTACTGACACATTTAAGAAATTTAAAGGTCATGGGAACGACTACAAAGCTTCAAGAATTATGGAATCGGTATAAGTGGTAGCTGTATTATGAATTTCTTTCCTAAGCTCATCTAATCGCTTTCTAATGAGTTTTTTTTGATTATTATTAATATTATAAAATAAAGCTTTATATATTCTATTATATTCTGCCCAACGCACTTGTTTTTTAGTAAAAGTAATTACTTTGCGTTTAAGAGCACTAATGTAATGTTCTCTCATTTCTTCAGGATCGAGTAATGCCCATTCACAAACTTCTCTAAAGTCCCGTGATTCTTGGATAATCCAGTTATGAGCTTCAATCTTTTGCACTGATGACTTTCTATCAGAGAGCGTGATCATTGTATCATCGAATGCGTTTATAACGACAGCACGCCATAATTTGTGTTCAGAGCTAAGTTTTTTATCGATCACGGAACGAGTAAAGCTCAGTCCCATTAGTTTATACAGATAAGGAGATGAGCTCATTAGTGAGCAAAATTTTTGACCAACTCCCTTAATATTCTTTTATAGTTAGCAAGAATGCTTTTTTTAGTTTTTTTTGTAGCTCGTAATTTAATATAATCGACATACAAACTTTCGATTAATTCGTGTCTTTCATCAGGAGACATACCATTAGGATCAACCAAAAAGGCTACATCTTCATGTTCGAGCAGGTTATCCCATTCAAATTTATTTCTAGACATAATCATAGTATACCTCAGTCAAAAACTACTTACTATTCACACTCATTACTTTTTTTTATAAATTGTGGGATCGTAGCCGTTTAAATTAAAATTAAAATTTTTGTCTCGTTGATATTTGATGTTCTTTGATTTGAATGTTGGTAACTGACTATCGCAATTAGGACAAACAAATCGAAGATTTTCAAGCCTATTATCTTTTTTTACCCCATTTATATGATCAAGTACAAGCGATAAATTTTTTTTCTTCCATTCACCTTCATTACCACAGAATGCACATTCATAAGGAATAAGCTTTTCGTTAATAATTCTATTTTTTAAATGTGTATAATTTTTATAATTTGAGTTTTTGACAAACAACTTTTCGTTAGGTATTCGTGTGTATTTATTAGCCAAATGCCTTCTCCCGTCATTATAGGATAAAGGTTCGTGGTTCGTGTGTCTAGGTCAGTGTCTTTTGATTTTTTTAAATACAATACTGCAATAAGGACATCTAACCTCGTCAACTCCTTCAAGTGACAAGTAAATAAGAGGATGACCTCCTGAGTCTTCACCCCTGCAACATACTGTTTTTTCATTAAAGACTTCTATTATTTTCATTTATACTTATACGCAAATATTAATTTTTTTTCTCCTTTAAGGTACTCTTTTTTTAACCAATTCTCGCCTTTTCTTCTTACTGTTATACCTTGTGTTTCTCCTAAAAGTTTCCAATTATCAGCCTTGTAAACAGCACCTGTTCTTGGTGGTTCAACAAAGGTAATTAAACCAAGTAAATGAGTTTTGTACTTTTCATAATAATCTTGATTAATTTTATTTCTAAATAATTTAAGTATTTTAGTTCCTAAATTTTTATCATTTAATTTTTCAACAATTCTAAATACATTATTATTCAAAAAATTTAAATCGTCTTTAACTTTAAAATATTTTCTAAATAATAAATAATTTAAGGGTGGAGATGCTCCACTAATAATGCCTATTGGAGAGTGTCCATTGTAAATTAAATAATTAATTTGCCTTCCTACAATTCCTTTACTTTGTGGATAATGTTCTATGTACCATTTAACAAATAAGTCATTGGATTTTTTAACACGCTCTAATTTTAATCCGTCATTAAATAAACCTAACGGAATAGATGTATTTTTATTATACACCATTCCAGAATGACCCTTTATACCTGTTTTAGATTTTTCAATGCAAGTTTTACACTTTAACTTTCCAAAAGTGGAATACACTTTAGTTTTAGCTCCACATACACTGCAAGTCATTGAGTCCGTGCTCCTGAGTGACCTGAGCCACCACAGGCATTACAAATATAAGTCGTATCTATTTCTTTATCTTTAAATCTATCAGGACGGATGTAACCATTGCCGTGACATTCTTCACAGACTTCATAAACTAAAACTTTTTCTTTCATCCTCATTCTTTTTCTTTCGTCACACATTCCTGTTTATATTTCGTATATCCACCAGGTAAAGTCAATGCAGGATTCTTCGGATCTGCTTTTGACCAACCTTTATCAACCCAGACACAAGTATATTGACGTTCATTGTTTTTTTTCTGTACAAAAAAATCGGCATTACTCCATGTATATAAATTAAAAATTAACCCTATTATTAATGTTTCCATTTTTACTCCTTATCTTTTTTTTGATCCCATTTATTTAATCTATATTTTTTAAACCAAATAATAGGGTCATTGCATTTAGCTGCTTTTATTTTTTTATTAATATTTTTTTTTTCAAAGTCTTTAACAATTTTTGCAATCGCAGTTTCGCAATCTGCATATCGAAAATTAGAAAAATGTTCCATATGTAATTTATCATTCAACTCAAACCAAAATGTTATTATGAAAAAATTAAACACCTGTCCCTAATCTCTTTTTAGCTTTTTCTCGTAAGATGAAAGTTTTTTCGTCATAACATCCCCACCCTGTAACATCTTTATTTGTTGCAGCTTCATAGATATCTACTTGTTCCCATATTTTATCGTAGTCGCAAATATCCACTTCGCCATAAACATGTTCCAATCCGTTAGCTAAAAAAAATATTACGATCCATTTCATTTTATCTCTCTACAAAAAACTTTAAAATGATCATCAAAATTATCACACTTAGTTACAACTAAAGCTTTCATTTTGTGACCACCATACTCAAAAAGAGTATCGGTTCTTACAGGAATTTTTGTTGGTATAGAAACGTAAATACCCTTTTC